TTTATCTTTTCCTTTGTTGGGCGCTTCGCTATATGTGTGGGGTGGTACTTTGTACGACTTTGCACTTCTTAGTGTTCGTAGTTTGGCTTGGAGAGGTGTTGTGCTTTGGGGGAAGAGTTATTTTCACCTGGGGTATATGGTTGAATGCGTTCGAGACTGGTGGGACAGAGAAAGGAGGGTAACTATCTCGGTATTCGGTTATCGTGTTAGTCGTCCTTTGTTTGTGGGAGCTTGTTTCTCAGTAGCTGCTTTAATTGCTGTGGTTGTTTATGCGTTAGCGCGTAGAAAACCTAAGAAAGATGAGCCAGAAGAAGAAATCATTCCTCAAGGAGGAGGTTTTCTTTTTTCTGATAAGAGACGTGCTCTTTTGAATGCTTCTTTGTTTATCACCTCTCTAGTTTCATTGGGAAATTTGCGCTTGTTCCGCGAATGGTCACCTTACGTGTCGTTCGCAGGATGGGTTGCTCAGTTAATGCCTGATGATGCGAAGAGTGGTGGTTGTGTTTTGAGTCCTAAGTGTAGGCTTGGAAAAGCCAAGGGGGAATATATGTGTGGAGAGTGTGCAACTGCGCATGCTGTACGCACTATGGATAACCCAAGGTTTGGAGGGTCTGCACCTTTTGATCCTAAACAAGTTTTGTTTGCTGTCTGCGAAGATGTTTATTCTAAGGCTAGTCTCGATTGGTTTTGGGCTTTTTCCCCTGAGTTGCAGTTAGCTGCTCTGGGTGAGAAATTGTTAATTGATGAGCTCAAGGCTGGTAGAGTGTGTGTGAATGTTGACCTAAATGGCAAAGTTCTCTTGAAATCGACTAGAGAACCAGTTGCGTGGGTTAATGAATTGCATAAGTCTAAGATGATAAGGTTTGTCAGTGGGGGGATCCTTAAACAAGATCTTTCTGCTGCTGAGTGTCAATCAGCAGATGTTAATTCAGAGTTGGGTCTCGGATGGTTATTCGAGTCTGATTCTAAAGTGGAAGAGAAGTCGGAAGATGACTTTATCCCTTTGTCTGTTGATTTTGATAATCCTTTGGGGGACAATCCTCCAGTGATAAGGCGTTGGTTCTTTTTGAAAAATGGTGTTTGGACCGTTTGGATTGAGTGCGGCGTTACTTTCACTGGTTGGGTGTATGACTTTAAGAGATGGAAAAATGAGCATCCTAACTTGTCAAAAGTTATGGATTTAGCTTTGTTTCTTATTGCCATGTCCCTTGTGTGGATTGCTTGTGCTGCTGCCTATGGTTGGGTGACTGACTTTGTGTCATCCAAGTTTGGGTATGTTTGGCGAAAGCCAGAAGTGGTTGAGCATGAAGCTAAAGGATCTTTGTCGCGTCATCGTGAGAAGGCGGCTGGGTCTAAAGCAGCTCGTGTGAAATTTGAACCAGATGCTCAAAGATCTGTTAATTTTGACCGCGAGTTTGATGCTAGAGATAGAGATTTTTCAAGCAGTTTGGTGCCGAAAATGAAGAATTATGTCTTTTATGATATAACTTCTTTAGATAAGCAGATGTCAACGGCAAAGGGTTTGCCCATGCTTCACCCTGATACTAGGCAGACAGTTTTCGCTAGAAATAGAGAAAGTTTTGATGCCTTGGTGAATGATGGTTTTACTCCTGATACCGCTAGCATTCCAAGTGTTCCTGGAATTAAAATCTCGTTAGAGGAATGGAGAGCTAATCCTAAGATTCAGGGTGCTGTTAAAAAAGTGCACTGGATTTGGCTCAATGAGGGGCGTAGTAATATGCGTCTCACTGATGCTGAGGAGAAACTCCTTACTCAACACCAAGATTCGTACGAGCCTTATGAGCGTACGCCTTGGTTGGCATTGAAGCTAGCGACCTCGCCAGCAAAAGACACAGTTACCCCTGGTGAGTTGAAACGTTATCGTGAGTTCTTGGCTGATGGTGTTATTAATACTGAGTCTAATGTTCAGACTTTAGTAGATAAACGCTGTCCGCATGTTTTGGCTGGAAAGAAATGTGGAGTTGGATGCATTCGGTGCTCTCGCTCCTTAGATTTGGACAAACCTACTGTTAGTTTGGAAGGTGTTGTCGGTCCAGTACAACGAACGCCTGATTTATTAGGTGTTTATAGAGTTATGATGCGTGATCCTGTCAAGGGTGGCTGGGAAAAAATTGGAACCTGTTTCGGTGCTCCTCTTGGTCTAATGACTGCTCGCCATGTTTTTTATGGCGATACTAGTGATTTGTTGATGAACGTCAAGGACTTAAGAGTTGAGTGCCCAGATGGGCGAAGGTTTGAAATAGAACCCAGCAGTATAATAACTCCAAGTAAGGAGCAATTGACTTCTGGACATGTGGGAGATTTTTGTCGTTTTCAGTGTCTTGACAAAGCGTTCATGATGGAAGTAAATTCTCATCGTGCAGCGTTTCGTGTTCTTAGAGAAGATTCTGATGTGCGTATAATGCATTTCCCTCCTGACTCCAATTTACCTATTTTGGTGTCGAGTCGCGTGTTCCGGAAAGATCTTGTGACAGGGAGGTGCTTGTATAAAGCCAATACTTATCCCACTGATAGTGGTTCTCCAATTTTTAGTGATGATGGTCACGTAGTTGGAATCCACAATGGGACGCTTAAGGATGGCTCGTACAATGTGTTTCTCTTGATATATCCTGACCAGTTAGTAACTTGGTTTGTACAGACTCAGCCTTTAAACTAGTCGTCCCTCTGTATCCGAAAATCCTTGATGCTTTTGATGGTGCTTTTGTCATCAAAAAACAGACAAGTGGAATACAGGGGGATTTCAAACCACCTTACAATACCGAATTGATTGAGCAAGTTGAGTCTAAAGTTTCTGAGGGATGTCCTGATATCCCATGGGGTTATGGCCAAGCTGTCTTTTCTAAGACTATGCTTTGCAATGACTTTGAAAAGAATCTGAAGACTTATGAGTGGTGTCCTGAAAGGGATGTTCTTGCTCGTGTCGAAGAGGTTTTCAATGTGCTTTTTGGCATTTATTTGACAGGCAAGTTTCGAGAGTTTGACCAAATCATTCCTCTCATTGATCGATCTAGATCTCCTGGCTATCCCTTTAATTTGAGGTATAAGTCCAAAGGTGAGCAACTAGATTGTGAATATGGGATGGGTTGGTTGCGTCAAGCGATTGCTTCTGTCATGGCCACTGGCATGATTGATATGGTTTTCTTGGTTCGCCCAGGCTTTGAAGTTAGATATCGCCATGCTTTTTGGCAATCTTCAGGGAAGGGTGAGATGAGGACGGTAGACAAGCTTCTGCATACTGATCCAGCGAAAAGGAAGACTCGCACATTCATGGCAGGTGACTTTGTCGTGCATTGTGTGGCTCTTATGCTGTATAGTGAGCAGAATGATAGTCTACTTAAGATATCTTCTGATGGGGGTTGGAGTGCTGTTGGAATGTCGCCGTGGTATGGTGGCTGGGATAGGTTGGCTTGTAGCCTTCTTAGACAAAATGATCCTGACAAGGCTGAATTTGCTTGTGAGGATGTTTCACATATGGAAGCTAGTGTTAATGACTGGATCCAAACGTGTATATACAAATTGCGTAATGAGAATGTGCGTTGCTCTGCTGAAAGGTGGAATGGCGTGCGTCAACTCATGGCTTGGCTGTTTCAACAGTCTTGCTATTCGTATTGTATAGATGTCAATGGTTGGCTGCTTATGCTTATTGGTAAGAATAAATCTGGACATTTTAATACTTTGTCTGATAATACTCTTGCCCTTATCCTGGTTCTCCTATATCGGTTGGTGTATGATATGAAGAAAAATGGGTATTATTATAATTCCCAACTTCATGTTAATTTACCGCCGGTAGTGGCCGTAATGGAACATTATGCGAGAACCCCACTCCGAGCTATGGGTGATGATTCTATCATTGCCAATGATGGCTGGGTGGGCAGAACTAGAGATGTTGCCAGACAACTCGGTTTTGATATTAAATTGGAGTGTCCCGTTGGGCTCCTTAAAGATAGTTCTTTTCTTAATGCTGGTTTCTTTCGTGCTGCGACGATGTGGTACATGCGTCCAAATTTTGACAAATTGCGAGCCTCGATTCTCTTTAATTGGAAGAGTAGATCTTGGAGGCTCACTTATGTCAAGGTTTGTGCGTATCGTATGTTGGTATTCCCTTTTCATACGTATCGTGTTGAAGCTGATAGTATGCTCGATTATATCATTCAGCACCACTTGGAAGACATGAGAAACGAGGTTTCCATGGACTCTAAGGTTACGTTTGAGTCTGCG